AAGAACTACTGACGTGGATAACATGCAAGTAAACTTCTTGTCTGAAAGAGCTGTTTGTACTTTAGGTGCTAACAACTTCTTTATATTCCAAGAGTAATATATTGTTTTAATGGGGGTGTAAAAGCCCCCATTATTTTTATTATAAAATTTAAATCTAATCAAATGAAAACTACACAGAAATTTGTAGATAAAATCTACAAACTAACCCGCGATACCGCACCTTTATCTTTAATCTTAGCGTCTAGACATACCCAAAGATTTCCTTTGCTTTGGTTTGATGAAAAAACCGGAACAAACAAAGCTTTAAGATATGCAAGAAATCAAAACTCTCCATTTCAAGATGAGCAAGATGACAACGCTATATTGGAGCCTATTGTTTTTGAAAATGGATTTTTGACAGTTCCGAAAACCAATCAAGTTTTACAAAAGTTTTTAGAGTATCATCCAGGCAAAGGCCGTGTATATGTGGAAGTTGACAAAGCTAAAGAGGCAACAGATATAGTTGAAGAACTTAATGCAGAGGTAGATGCGTTAATTGAAGCTAGACAGCTATCAGTTGATCAGGTTGAAAACATAGCTAGGGTATTGTTCCAGAGAGACGTTACAACTGTTACTACAGCAGAACTACGCCGAGATATTTTAGTCTTTGCTAAGAATCAACCTAGGGATTTTTTACTTCTTTTGAAAGATCCAGCTTTGAAACTAAATTCTAAAATTCAACTGTTTTTTGACAAAAACCTGTTACAATTTAGAAATGAAAATAAAGAGGTATGGTTTAATACACCTTCCAATAAAAAGAAGATGTTAAATATACCATATAAAGAAGATCCGTTTTACATAATATCATCTCATTTCCAGTCAGATGAAGGTTTAGAGGCATTAAAACATTTGTCTACTCTAGCTAAGAACATGTAAAAAGTGCGGTTTTATTTTTTGTATCTTTGTTTTTTGTTTAACCCATAAATTTTTTAACATGGCAAAATATATTCAAATTACAACCGGATCAGGAGATGAATTAGTCCCAATAAGCGGAGGTCTTTTTGTGGAAAGAACTAGCGCAACTGCGATGAGAATCTACAGCGGAGCTACATTTTCACATCATTATGCATTAGTTACTGTTGGAAGCACTTTTGCAATGGTTACTGCTATCAATGCAGCTTTAGAAAAAGCAGCTCAAACAAGTTGGACAAACGCAGTAATACCTGTAGAGTTACCTTCAGGACAAACAGTTACTAGTATAGCTGTAACAGTATTCTCTTAAAAAAGAGAATTGTTTTTTCGTTTTTGAGTAGAGGTCAGAGAAATTTGACCTCTTTTTTTTTTACTTATCTTTGTGTAAAAGAAATGCAATGATAAATTCTGTAAGAAATACAGTTTTAGCAATAATCAACAAAAACAATTACGGTTATTTATCTCCTAATGATTTTAATTTATTTGCTAAACAAGCTCAATTAGATTTGTTTGATGAATATTTTTTTCAATACAATCAACAAATAAATGAAGAGAACGCAAGACTTTCTGGGACTGGCTATGCAGATATTAAAAAAGGTTATGAAGAAGTGATAGACACTTTTTCAGTTACAAGTACCCTTACACAAAACGCAGCAAATGTATATTTTTTACCTACAGCAGCAACTACAGGATCAGATTATTATTTAATAAATGAAGTGAGATGCTCTTCAGGTGGAGTATTTAAAGGAATAGCTGAATTAGTTTCAAACAACAAAATAACATTGCTAAACAACTCTAAACTTACAGCACCAACCGTAAGCTTTCCAGCCTATACTCAAGAAGCTGGTTCAATTACTATTTATCCTAGTTCATTTAATGGCGCAACTGACATAACCTCCCAGTACATAAGATATCCAGTTGATCCAAAGTGGACCTATAGAACAATATCAAATGGTGAGCCTGTATTTGATCAGAGTCAGCCTGACTTTCAGGATTTTGAACTACCCTTGGATGATGGAAATGATTTAGTATCTAAAATTTTACAATACGCTGGTATATCAATTAGGGAAGCAGATGTATTTAAGTTTGGTCAAGTTGAAGAACAAATGCAAAATCAAGAACAATAGTTATGTCATATATAGATCAAAAAAAATATTATACAAATGATGGTGCCAATCCAACCAATTTAAACTGGGGGTCCTATCAATTTGTAACATTATCTGATATAGTCAATAATTTTCTATTGATGTACTCGGGAAATCATTCGATGATAAACAACGTAAATAGATTTAAAATATTGTTTCATGCTAAACGTGGTATTCAAGAATTAAACTACGACGCTTTTAAAGAAATTAAATCTTTACAGTTGACTGTATATTCAGATTTAAGATTTGTTCTGCCTTCAGATTATGTAAACTGGATTAGAATATCTTTATTTAAAGACAATACTATAAGACCACTTGTTGAAAATATTCAAGTACAATCAGCTTTATCTTACGTCCAAACAGCTACTGCTTCGTTTACATACGACTCTGATGACAATGTTGAAACACAAACTTCAAGTCTTGATACCGCACGTACAGATGGTTCTTTAAATACAATATATCTCAATCAAGCTAATTTAGACCAACAAAACAACAATCTGCCTTTTAATGAAGATTTTTATGACACGAATATAGGTGCTCGTTATGGTTTAAATACTGAGACTGCTAATATGAATCCAACTTTTACAATTGACAAAAAAGCTGGAGTTATAAACTTTAATTCAACCATGGCTAATGAGCAATGTATTTTAGAGTATATCTCGGACGGAATGGAAGGGGGCGACGATTCTTTAATTACCGTAAACAAATTGTTTGAAGAGTATATATATGCTTATATAAAGTATGCAATTTTAAATAGCAAGTTTGGAGTTCAAGAATACATAGTTAATAGAGCTAGAAAAGATAAAACTGCACTACTTCGTAACGCTAAAATACGCTTGAGTAATATTCATCCTGGCAGATTATTAATGAATCTAAGGGGAGAAAATAAGTGGTTGAAATAAAATGGCTAGAACACAACGGAATTTTATTGCAGGCCGTATGAATAAAAGCCTTGATGAAAGGCTTATACCAAATGGCGAATATGAAGACGCACTTAATGTTAGATTAGGTTCAACTGAGGCGTCTGAAATAGGATCTGTAGAAAATTCAAAAGGGAATACAAGGCTTACGCAATTGTTTTTTCTTGACATACAACCATTAAGTTTAAAGGCACGATGTATAGGAGCTTATGAAGATAGCCCAAACGAAACTATATATTGGTTTGTACACGACCCTGCATTTACATTATCAGATACTGGTAAATGTGATATGATTTGTTCTTTCAATACTACTACCACTAATGTTAATTATCATGTTGTCAGCACTGATGATGGTGGGGGTGTACTTACTACTTTGAATTTTAGCCCAACTAATTTAATAACTGCAATAAATAGGGTAGGAGATTTTTTATATTTTACTGATAATTTTAACCCCCCGAGGTTTATAAATGTAAATAATAGTTACCCCGAGCCTTTGTTGAATGGTGTTCCTCCGACAAGCTCCACCGCATTATTTAAGTTCAAAGCTCAAAAAATATTAGTTGGTCCCGATGAAATTGTTGGTTTTCACCAGGGGACTTTATCTGGATGCCCTACAAGTTTACCAGCTTTTGGGATTGGGATTACACCAACGACCACACAAATTCCCTTACCCGGTGTTGATTGCTACACAGCCTCTACAACTGTTACTAAAGGATATGGTATTCAAGGTGCAAATACAGCTAATGGTTTGGCTTTAACACAGTTTTCTACAGATGTTAATTCTGGAGTTACCACCATTGGCTTAATTAACTCAAATACATTATCCAACCCAGGGACCTCATCAATATCAGGGTCTATTAGTGGTGATGATGGTAATTCTGGAACATATACAGCAAACTACTCTGTATCAACCGCATACACGGATGGCAATGGAGATACTCAGCAACCTGAATCGACTGGTACGGTAACACTAAACGGAATAACTTTAACAGAAAACGTAACATATACACTTACATAGATTATGGCTGCTTACATAGATCAATTTTCTGCTGAATCTTTACTGGTAATAAAAAAGCCACCAGTAGCAGCGCCTACTATAGTTCCATTTAAAAATAGTTCTGACAATAACTTTTTGGAGGATCGGTTTGTGTGTTTTGCCTACAGATACCAATATGCGGATGGTGAGTTTTCAGCAACATCACAGTTTAGTGCACCAGCATTTACAGCAAAAGCATTTAAGTTTAGTGTTGATAGCTATCTGAATAACGGAATGTTAAACTCTTCAAATGCAGTAAACATCAGTTTTAATACCGGCGGTCCATTAGTAAAATCTATACAATTACTTTTTAAAGAGTTTGATGATGGTACAATTAAAGTTATTGAGACTTTGAACAAACTTGATTTAGGACTTGCTGATAATGATACATCAGTTTACACGTTTGAAAATCAAAAAATATTCACTGTATTACCCGAAAACGAAATATTAAGATTATATGATAATGTACCACTGTTAGCCAAAGCTCAAACTTTAATGGGTAACCGACTTGTATATGGTAATTACATTGAGGGTTATAACCTAGTGGATCGATTTAATAATCCAATCCAGTTTAATTTTTCTACATCTCTTTTGTCTCAAGACATAGGTTTAACGACAATATCCGAAACAAAGACATTTGGTGGTTATGATTTAGGTGGATTTATATCGATTCCCGATGCTATTATTTCAATAGAGCTTGATCCAACGGAGCTTGTGGCAGGTGCATCAATTAATATAGATGTGCAAATAGAGCATTACGCTTTTCAGGGTCAGACACCCTTCCCTACGGAAACTACAGTAAATACTCAGTTAGGATTTACTTATGTATTAACCAAGGCATATTCATCTGTGTATGAATTATCACAAAGTGCAGATTTTGTAGCTAAAATAGGATCATCTTCTAATATACAGCCTGTATCTACATCATGCGACGGTGCCACTTTTACTGACATATTTAATTGTGCAATACCAAATCAATTAGATTCTTATTTCAAGAAAGCCAGTGGTATTAGTGCAATAGATCAACCTATACTAGTTACCTCTGCGCCTAACAGTAATCTTATTGGGTTTCAGTTTCCATCAATGCAGTTTGTAGATGATATAAATACACCTACACAAACATTCTATGAATATTACACAATAAATTTTGCTGACATACAGTTTACAAAAGTTTCAAATAATTTTTCTTTACATAGTAACCGAGGATATGAAATAGGTATCGTTTACATGGATGAGTTTAATAGGTCTTCAACTGCGCTTGTAAGTCCTAATAATACTGTACATGTAAAATGTGGTTTATCAGAGTTTAAAAATTCTATACAAGTTACAATACCAGGCGGAGGTACTACCCCGCCACAAATTGCTCCATTCTGGGCAACACGATTTAAGTTTGTTATTAAGCCTGACAAAACAACTTACAATACTATTTATACCAATATATATTTTGAGGATGATGATAGTAATTTTGTCTTCTTTTTGTTAGAGGGAGAGAATGCTAACAAAATAGAAGAGGGAGATAGATTGATAGTTAAATCAGATGCAAATGGTCCAACTCAAAACTGCACATTTACTACGGTATTAGAAAAAGGCAGTAAAGAAGCCGACTTTTTAACCTTGCCTAATCCTCTTGATCCTACTAAAAATCTGCCTATACCAGCCGGTACTTACATGAAGCTCAACCCAAACAATTTTATTGTTAATAACGATCAAGATGCAGGGGGTAATTTTGTAACCTATCCAATGAGGACTGTAATAGCTAGACCAAGTGGAACTTATCCCTGCGTTAGTTTTCCAGTTACAGTACCGGATCCGGGTGGTAGTGGTCCAAGTGCTAATGTAAAGTATACTTTACCCGCAGGCACTAGAGTATTTTTTAATTATACACACAGAAGAAACGGAACTAGCGCAAGAACAGAGCAACATCTGTATGATTACCAAGCGGAAATAGTTGCATCTAACGATTATGCAGATTTTCAAGCATTTTTTGAAGGTGAAAACGTTATTGATAGACTAAACGGAGATGGGTTTTCTTGTAATGGTTTTCCAAGGGGTGCTTGTAATGCTACTGATACTACAAACAGCTATGATAATTCGCTTTTTACATCGTCTTCAGATCCACTAACTGTTAGTAGCAGCAATGGCACATTTCCAAATTCACAAATCAGCACAGGTCAATTTACTAATTTTTGGAGATTTGCAAAAAACACTGCTACCGGTGAAGAGTTTCTAATGGCTACAGGAACTTTAAGTGCGGGTAATGCAAAAAACAGAAAGTCTTTTGTTACACTACAAATAGAAGTAATAAGAGCAGAAACGAATATTGTTTTTGAATCTACACCTTTAGATGCATTACCAGATGTATGGTATGAAAATGATTTATCTTTTTCTATTGATGCATTGGGGCAACACTCAGGAGATGTTCAGAGTCAAGTAATTAATTTTCAAAACTCTTTACAACCAATTACTCCGCAGGATGCAATAATCAACACTGGTTTTTCAAATTGTATATCATTTGGAAATGGCGTTGAAAGCTTTAAGATAAGAGATTCAATCACGGGTAAAACAATAAATTTTGGAAATAGAGTTAGTACAACATCATCTCAAATTTACAAAAGGGCTCATCGGTTTGCTGATTTAACTTATAGCGGCGTATTTAACGATGAGTCGAACGTAAATAAATTAAATGAGTTCAACCTTGGGTTGGCTAATTTTAAGCCCTTAGAAGACCTCTATGGGCCAATTGAGAGGCTTCACGCTAGGAGAACTGACATCCTTACTCTTCAGGAAGACAAAATATCATATGTATTACAAGGAAAAGATTTGTTAACAGACGCTGGTGGTGGTGGGGCTTTGACCTCAGTTCCTACAGTTTTAGGCCAACAAATTGCAAGAGATGAAGAGTTTGGTATTAGCAATAATCCTGAAAGTTTTGCTGTATATGGTGCTGATAAGTTTTTTACTGATGCCAAAAGAGGGGCAGTATTAAGACTTAGGGGAGGAGAAACTGGTCCTGAAATATTATCAGTTATATCTGAAGCAGGTATGCGCTCATGGTTTAGAGATTTTTTTATTGATACCATTGGTAATCAAAAACTTGGAGCTTACGATCCATACATGAATGAGTATGTATTGGCATCAAATGGAGAAACAATCCCAGGTTTTCAAAACTGTTTATTGTGTGGTGTTACAGAAAATGTTTTAGTACGCCCTGGAGAAGAGACTATCTATTGTGTTAACGTAACACAAGAGGTGGGTACAGTACGAATAGACTATGTCATACCAAATGCAGAAGAAAGCGATATAATAACAGAAGCCAATACCCCCGGCGCTGGAACTGGCCTTCAAGAGGTTGTTACAGAACAGGGCTTAGAGCTAGTTACCGAGCGTACAAGTTCAGGAGTAGGTTATGTGATTGAGGTAATATATAATAATGTAAGATATACCACTGGTGTAGTATTCGTTAGTGGTTTTATTGACATAGCTAAGAATAATGTTGATGTAACAGAAGTTACTATTATAGTAACTACAACTTCAATAACACCTGACACTATACAAATTACAACCTCTTGTCCAATACAAAATATTTTGACAATTTATAACATAGCGCTTACAAGTAATAATGAGGCTGGACAGTTTATACATAATCAATATTCCTGGACGGACTCAACGTTCTCATCGCCTTTACATTCTAATCAAATTACATTCTCATCAGATACAACTAATGATCCTATTGTTTCACAATTCTTACAAGTATCTGGACCAATAGGAGCAGGTATAATACCAAGTGAAGGCGCTAATATCAATATAATTAGCAATAAACTAGTCAATGATAATTATGTATTTGACGCAACTAAAAATAAGTTTAGATATTTAAGAACAGCAGACGATTACGGAAACAACCCTACGGATATTTCATCAATAATGGCTCTTTCTAGCGAAGCAACACCTATTATTACTGAAGGAGATAAAAATTACGCTCAATTTATAATGCCTAATATTGTAGGAAATAATTTATACTTAATATGGGATTACCGTAAACCAACATTAGCTTTGTTAAATTACGATACAACTTCAGCTAGAAATGCTTGTTGTGGAGTAGTGCCGGTGGGACCAGTGGTACCATGTGATACAGGAACGTCTTACAGCGGTGGTTCCGCTTTCCCAGACGTGCAAGTTATTGAGTTAGGGGCAACTACGGGTGTAGTAACATTAACATTTAATGCCATAAGTGTGCCTGACAAGTTTATCATTGAATTTGACGGATCTGAAGTGATTAATACAGGTTATCGAGGTTCAGCAAATAAGCAAGGTCAACTAAATACAGCTTTAGCAGATAGAGGATTGCCCCCAGAAACAATACAAGGTATTGGACAGGGAACCGCAACCTTTAATAAAACGACATCAACGACGACAGCTACATTAAAGGTCTTTGCGCCTTTACCTGGAACATCTTGGAGTTGTACTGTATCGTGTCCAGTATAAAATAAATAGTTATGGCAGAATCGTTTATAAAAAATAATTTGTCAATTGTTGTTACTTTTGTAGCAACAGTATTTGCTGCGGGTGGGATATTTTCAGAATTTACTGCTCTAAAAGACGAAATAAACTTAGTACACGATAGACTAGATGAAAAAATAATAATAATTGACCGTATACAAAGTAGGTTACTTGATATAGAAAAAAAATTAGAGTACGAGAGAGGTTATCTAGAAGCTAGAAATAAAAGCAAACAAAAATAAAGCTTATGGCAGTTGGGACATATTTTTTTGATACAGCAACTTTTGGTAATGCTCAGGCAGTGTATGCAGACGAAACCTTACAGGTGCTTGCACCCGATGGTTTCTATTCTGACGATACTATAGTTAGAGAGCAACTTAACGGTAAGCTTCAAGTAGCCGAAACTTGTGATTGCTCTAGTCCAGCTCCTGTAGTTACAACACCTGCTCCACCCCCACCATCTCAACCGGTAGTTACAACTGTTGCACCTAACCCACCAGCTCCACCAAGTCCTGTAGTTACAACACCAGCGGGTACTCCAGTAACCCCTCCGCCACCTCCAGCATCTGAGCCTGTAGCTGGCTTCTATTATAGATTAGTACCGTGTGCTCCTTGTAATACAACTGAGGTGAGATATATATTCGCATTGAGTGAGCCTACAAATAACCAAAGGTATTTAGAGCCACAAACTAATTGTTATTATACATACACACAAGACGCAAGCTATCCTCCTCTGGTGTCTGTTAACAATAATTTAATTATTACACCCACTGAATTGCCAGGAGAAACACAATGTCCACCAGTTGCAACAGGATTACCCACATTTAATTATATTGTTTCTAAATGTTCTACAAATGTTAAGTCTATATTTACAACAACTGTAGAATATAATAATTTTGTTAGATTACAACAGACTGGCTCAACTGACACATATTTAGTCATAGGGGAAACTACCGACACAACACAACACCCAACAATAACAGGGTTAGTATGTGTGGATGAGGATGGCAGATCACAAGACGATCCAAACTTTAGTGGATGTGCAAGAAATTGTCCTGACAATCAAAGCTATTTTGTATTAGTAAGATGCAATGAAACCACTACATCCTTTCAAATATCATTAGAAACTAAACAAACTTTAGAAGCTAGTCCTTTCGGATATGTAACGGGTGATATTGTTTATGCTGAAAGCACCGGAAAGTGTTACCGCATAGGAGCTGAAATATTAGGTACTCAAAATTTGCCTCAAATAAGTCTAAATGATTCTAGAAGAATGCAAAGCTGTTATGAATGTACCAATTTTGAAGAGCCAGACTCTGGTTTAGACATGCCAAATAGTATTATAAACTTTCAAGGAAATTAAATCAAATGAAATCTAATGCAATCAATATTTATTCAAATCGCAAGTTATCGCGATCCAGAGCTTATACCCACAATTGATGATCTTATATCAAATGCCGATAATCCAGATGCGCTAACTATTTGTATTGCTCATCAGCATAGTAAGGAAGATAAGTGGGATACGTTAGATAAGTATGCTGATGATGGAAGGTTTATAATAATAGATATTCCTCATACGGAGTCTCAAGGTGCTTGCTGGGCGAGAAACCAAATACAACAACATTACAATGGAGAAAAATACACCCTTCAGCTAGATTCTCATCATCGGTTTGTAAAAGGATGGGATACTATTTGCATTGATATGCTTGAAGGTTTAAAATCAAAAGGACATGACAAGCCTTTACTTACAAGTTATATATCCTCCTATAACCCAAAAAACGATCCTGAAGATAGACAAAAAACGCCATGGGGAATGTCGTTTGATAAATTTACGCCCGAGGGAATTGTTTTTTTTATACCGCAACATATGGATAATAAAGTTGATGAGCCAATAAAAGCAAGGTTTTATTCTGCACATTTTGCTTTTACCATTGGAGAATTTTGTAAAGAAGTACAACACGATCCCAATATTTACTTTCATGGTGAAGAAATAACAATAGCAGTAAGAGCATACACTCACGGTTACGATCTGTTTCACCCTCACAAAATTATTGCCTGGCACGAATATACAAGAGAGGGAAGATCTAAACATTGGGATGATCATAAAAGCTGGACATACAAAAACGATTTAGCACATGCAAGAACTAGACTTTTGTTAGGTGTAGATGGAGCTGCTTGCACACCTTGTAATGAAAAAAGTTTAAATGGTTATAATCTTGGAACAACAAGAACGTTAAAAGATTATGAAACATATGCGGGTATAAGATTTACAGATAGATCTATAACAGAAGCTTGTTCTAATAACATCTTGCCTCCTGGATCTAAAGAAGATGCTTTTTTGCCAAATTTCAAACAAGTTTTTCGTTTTGATCCAAATAACTTTAAACTCAAAGATTACAGGTTTGCTGCGTTTATACTTAAAGATGCTAAAGGTTTTGAGGTGTATAGAAAAGATTACCACAACTTTAAGGATATGATTAATAATCCAATTATTGAGGTTAATGTAAATATTTCAACTCCTAAATACTGGATACTTTGGGCATATTCAGAAACAGCTGAGTGGGCAGAACGCTTGGATGGCGTTGTTTAAAAATATAAAAAATAAAATCGTAATTTTGCTGACATGGGTGTACGACAATACTGCGGTCAAAGAATAACTAATCCTATCAATACTGGCGAGTTTTACGAATCGTCTATAGGTAGGTACTCAATAGGTG